CCCCTATACCCCGGTCCCCGGCCAACATGTGTAGGGGGTCCGGCACGAGATTTGCAGGCTTGACCCCCATGCAGCCATTCAGAAATTTCTGGGGAATTTTTGGGACTTGAAAGGGGAAGTGCCATTCAGAAATTTCTGGAAGTTTCCTGGGATGGGAGAGGGGGGTGGGAAAGCAAAATGGGGCTCCAAAAATTTCCGGGGAGAAATTTCAAGGGCATACCTGGAGGGTGATATGGGGTGGTGGTTGGTTGGTGGATGATGACTCCATGTAAGCGACCACGGCTTTGAGTTCTTGGAGTTCGGCGTCAGATTTGAGGCGATTGGCTCTGTAGGAGATGATCCTGATATTGTCGGGGGTATAGCCCTTGGAGTTATCGAAGCGGTCGATGGAGGGGGAGTTATCGACTTGATCTCTCCCGCCACCAATTTCCAACTTGATTCCCAGGACGGGGCAATGGGAGGGGCAGTGGAGGTCTTTCTTGGAGATGGTGAAGGGGATGCCCTTGGCTTTGGCACGGATGCGAGCTGCACGGAGCATTCTATCGAAGTAGTTGGTGATGTAGTCCTCTTGGGCACGGAGGATCATACAGGACTTGCACCAGGACTTGTTGTGGTAGTAGAAGTCATGGTAGGCGTCCTTCTCTGTGTTACAGCGGACGCAGGTTCTTCTCTCCCCGATCATTGGGGGATTGAGTTTAGCTTCCAGGCGGTGGTTGACCAACTGTTCTTTCCTGCACTTCTTGCAGGTAGATTTGTCGGCACCGTAGAAGTTTGAGGGATTGGATTCCTGGCAGATTTTGCAGAGGTAGTTTTTTCTTGGTCTCATACCTCTGAGTCTAGCACACCTGGGAATACCAGTTAATTGAGTTTCTTGTCTGTGGGAGGACGAGAAGGGGGAGGTGTTGGCTCTTCTTCCTCTTCTTCTGTGTCATCATGGATGACTTCCTTCTTCTGCGTCCCCATGTTGGTGGGGCGATTGGGGACGAAGTCGTAGATTTCCTCTCCACCATCTGGCCGACCGTCGTCATTGGCTGGCTTGGCGTCAAGTTTGATCTTGGTGATCTTCCTTGCCATGTTCCTGATTTCCTGGTAGCGATCCAGGCCGTGTTCAGCTTCGGAGATGGTCTGCTGGATGCTCTGGAAGAGGAGTCTGATGGCTGGGATGTCGAGCCCTTGGGGGGAGCTCATGAGGTTCTTCTTGAGGACTTCGAGGAAGTAGGTTGCTTGCTCGATGAACCCGAGGGTTGTCATCTTGCTTGCGAGGACTTCTGGAGCTGCCTCGGCGAGGATGTCTTCTCGCCTCATTCCCATTTGCTCAAGAATGTCGAAAAGTTGTGGTGGTGGTCCTGGTCGGTCTTTCCTGTCTGTCACGGTTCAGTCCTTTTCTCTGGAGAGGATGATGTTGTCGGTTGTGGTGTAGATGATCTCACTTGTGTTGAGACTTACAGCCTTCCAGAAACTAAAAGGCTGGTTGGGGAGAAAGTCAAGTAGGAGAATGGCATCTTTGTCTTGAAGGCGAGAGAACTCCACTACACCATCAAAGGAGGAGGGGGGATTTCTCCAGAAGACCATTCCTCTATCAACCGGGTGACACTGTCCTGGGCGTGGGGAGAAGCGTTGCTTGTTCTTGGATTTCTTGGGGGATGGTGAGCAGGGTGCCATTTCTTTTTTCTGTCTTGTCTTTTACGGGTCCCAGCAACATGATTACAGGTAATGCAGCGCATTCCAGTTTATCCGCCAGGAACTATCGTTCAAGCCAAGGTGAGTGACATTGTAACCACCCCTAGCGACTTCGCCATTGGGTACAGAAATCCAATTTCCCCCTGGCTCGATCCCACCCTTGCCGTTGAGATGGTATTTCTCAATCATTTCAAGGGGATAATCACCGAGGTTGAGGACGCAAGAAATCGTCTCAAGGAAGTTCCGTTGGTCTACAAAGAGCTTTCACATCTCACCTCCTATCGGGTGAGGGTTGGCAATCACCAGTTTTGGTTTAGGTGGACCGAGCTTGAGGAAAGCAAGAATCCAAGGTGGAGTGAAGCTGTCAAAATGAGGGAAAAGGAAGTAAGGAAGTAATGACTCTCCCACGTACACTTGGAAGGATGACAACCTGCGTTGACCGTGTTTTCCGGCCCATTGGGAATGGATTGTTCCAAGAGGTCTACATGCACTTCATCAAGTTCATGAACGAGGACGGAACGACCAAGAACATGAAGCTCGAAAAGGAAGAGCTCAGAGGCATCTGGAGGGAGCCAAAGGCTGGCGAACGATCCAGGGAGGGTGAAACCACCTTCGTGTTCCCTGGGGACGCAAAGCCGCGCAGGCTCATCTGCATTCAGAGGGGATAGCTCAACCTCTATCCAACTTCTTCTTGATGGACTTCCCAGCCACCTCGACACCCTCTGGAAGGGCGAGCTTGGGGCCAAGGGGGACGTTCTTCCGTTGTTCTCCAACGGACTTTACGATTGCTCGCATCACCTCTCCGTTTTCGAGCTCTAGCGCAAGCAAGCGGATCAGGAAGAGAATTTGGCGTTGACTAACGCCAAAGTTCTTGATCTCCATGAGGATGTTCCGGCATTCCTGCCGCTTCTCCTTTGGGAGCTCAAATTCGATGTTCGGTTCAATGTAGGTGGCGTTCTCGTCGTCTTCGCTGTTGTTACTCTGACTCATTGCCCATTTCCTCTTGAAAAGACTGGAATCTCCAAAGGGAAGTTCCAATGATCTGGACCATCTTCCCCACCAGGAACTCCTCAACCTGTTCCTTTTGGAGGATGACTGTTCTTCCCCAAAGTTGATGTTGAAAGATGAAGGCAAGCTCCTGATAGGTTGTGAGGTCCAGCTCATACCCACTCAACTCCTTCTGGAGTTTCTCTGGAAGGGAGCTCTTGATCTCCTCTGCTGTTGGGAGAGATGGAAGGGTATCTCTCTTCATGGTTGAAGAGATACCAACCTCCGTTACCTTGTGGATCATCCCGCAGTTGTTACACTGGGCAAAGGAGGGGATGATGTTGCCAACTTCGTCGATCTCCGAGAAGACCACGAAGTGGTGCCATACTGGCGGATCACTGTGCTTGAACTGCGGAAGTACGCAATTGCACTCAACGAGGTGTTTGGTGTATTCAACTGCTGGCATGTCTTACCTCAAGAAGTTCATGGCAGTAACAAAGCCGCCAAGCAAAAAAAGCGTCAAGGAAACGTCAAGGACAAGCTCCTTAAACTTCCGCTTCCTCTCGTCTTCCCTTACTTTTTCGACGACTTTCCACGGGGCAAAGGGTTTTCTTGCCCTGAGAACTCCGTGATGGCCTTGTCCATGTCTTTCATGAACATGTCCAGGTGGCTGTACATGGCATCCATGGCAGCTCCCTTGGCAATGGCCAGGAGCCGGTCGGCAACCTGTCGATCAATGTCGATCTGATTGCGACCGAGGTAAATCATCGTGCCGTCGTACATCTGCTCGGTGAGCATCTCCACGAACTTGTAGACACGGCTCTCGATTGCCGTCTCAAGCTTTTTGCGATCCATTTCGTCCATTTTCTTCTGAAACCCTTTCGGATTCCCAAGTGTATGAACTTACCTTTCGAAATGGATGGATGAATCCTGATATTCCTCAAAAGGCTTGAGGTGCATGGAATCCGCATAGTCGTCCAGCGCGATGATCTCCCCCTCGAAAAGAAAGTACAACCAACCATCGTCGTGCTCGACGTACAAAAGAGGCGTCTTTGGTGGGATTGGTTGGACTAGATGCGGTTTTCCCGTGTAATGATAGACTTTTATGTCCGCAAAGTACAGTCGCCCTGGTTTAAGGTGCGGTGGCAGATAATGCGGTTTGGCTGTCATTTCGTGTGACGGTCAGCCACAGCATTGCTTTGCAAATACGAAATCATGCTCGAACATCTCATATGGTCATCTTTCAAAAGGCCAATTGCCTTATTGCAAGCGTTGCAGAGTAAACCTCGAACCTTTCCAGTTTTATGACAATGGTCTACAACTATCTCAGATAGTGACACGCCTTCCTTGCAGACTGCACAGGCTTTATTCTGATTTTTGTACATTTTCACTTTATCAGCTTTAGTAAGCCCGTACTTGGAGATTAGATGTCGTTCCGCCGAGCAGTCTTTGCAGTATGGATGAATGCCAAGATAAGCAGTCCCACCATTGTGTTTCGCGTACTGTGTTAATGGGAGCATTTGCTGACACCTAGAACACTCACGGTGAGTAGGGTTACCTTCATCATCCGTAAGAATTGGAACCTTCCGTTGAGGACGAATACCTTTACCCCGACGATACAGTTCACTTCGGCGTCGTTTGCACTCCTTGCATTCACTATCATGTCCGAGAAAGCCAGAGGGAGAAATGTCATATTCATTTAGCGGTTTCAGGTAATTGCACTTTGAACACGCGCGACAAACAACATCTCCATCCAGAACAACTGGCTTTACAGGTGGTTTCACTCCCTTAGAACGCCTGATGGTTTCTGCCCTTTTAGCCTCACAGGCATTACAATGATTATGCTTGCCAAGAAACGCACCGCGAAGATTTGGGAAGTTGTCAATCGCCTCCCAGCTTGAACATGCTGTGCAGCGCTTTTCGACAACCTTGCCATCTTCTTCGCGGTACTCGATTATGAGTTTTTTCTTGGTTGTGTAAGTGCGGTGCTCCATACTAAGTAAGTATGGAATTGCAGACACAAAAACAAACTATTTCGTGTGCCTATCTGCCACAGCATTAGCGACCCACGACTCCGGCTTGAGTACGCACTCGAAACCGCAAGCCTTGACCATGCCAGCAAGCTCGTCGGAGAACTCGGAGGTGAATTCCTTCTTGTCCTTGGTACTTGCGTCGATGTGGACCACCGGCAGGAGCCCCGTCTTCTCGAAGATGTCCATTGCTACCGTGATGGATCGCTCCACCTCAGCGTACATCCTGAGCTTCTGGTTGCCCTTGACTCGCTTGCCCTTCCCGGCCTGAACGAAGTTTGTCCTGGGGACAAAGTGTTCGTTGTACCGGTAGTTGCCACCCTTGCCGATCTTACGAAGACAGACAACGGTGATGAAGCAGAACTGGCGTCCACGCATTTGCGAGTCCGAGCCGACAATCAGCTCGTAGCTGTTGTCCTTGTCGGCATTGGCTGCTGTGATCCACTCCAACATCTCTGCTGCTGTGGTGCGCTTGCCGTCTGCATTTTTCCAAACGCCCTCGACTACCGAGGTTGGATCTGTCGTCACTTCTGTCGTTGCCGTGTCCATGTTCTCTCTTCTCTTTCTCTATTCAGGCTAAGGTATTCATCTGACTTTACTGTAGGTATTGGGATGATTTGTGGGGTCGGTCTTAACTAGGAAGTTGGCCTTGTAGAGTACCTGCGAGCTTCCAACCTTTGTGAGAAGCTCTTTTCCCGGTAATAACGAACCTCAATCCTGCCACAGACAGGCCATGTGTTTTGGCAAAATCTGCTAGACCAACTATTTCAGTGTATAGCACACCATCAGGAGAAATCAAGCTCGTTTGATAGGTTTTGCACAATTTCAAACGAACTGCTTCAGGCATTGGATGTGACTTGCCCATCTTGGCTTCAGCTATTTTCCTGCCAATTTCAGGTGCGCGCTTGATACCTTTTCCGCGTCCTTTGGACGCTACCCCGATTTTCTCCTTGTGTGCCGCAGAAAGTTTCTTCCCTTTGTGACTTTCACTGATTCGAGCATTCCACTCAGGTGAGTGTTTTTTGCCTTTGGCTGCTTTTGACTTTTTGTCAAATGTGACAAACGGGTTCTTTGATGGAACGTCCTCTCTTGAGAGGATAGCTTTCCGCTGTAGATTATAGCACTGATTCCCACCATCAAAGTAGCGGTCAATCCACTCCTGTTCCGCAATCTTGCGCTCTTCCTTGGTTGCGTTTTCCATTAATTGGATCACATGGAACTCAAGGAAGTCGTCGTGCCCAAGCTCCTCCTTGCACTTATTGAAGTCAGCTTGGAGAAACTTGTTTTTATGCTTCCCAGCTTCCAAAGATCGTGCATGTCCATGCTGCCATCTGGTTTTGAATCTCGCTGCCGAACCAATGTAGATTCGGCCACTGTGGCAGTTGACAATCTTGTAGATGCCACCTTTGAGCGAATTGCCTTCATAGTTCAACTTCACCAAAGTAAGTATGAAACAGAGGGCACGTTTCACCTGACTTTGACGTAAGTATTTGGGTGTCCGGGGACTCTAACCAAAAAATTGGAGCGGACGTACTGACACAAATAGCCGCGGCACATTCCGGGCCTCTGTTCGTAAATCTGGCACTTCCCGTTGACTGTGTTCAAGAACTTGCAGGCGAATCTAGGTCCGTTGATCTGGAAGCGCAAGATGGGGTAGGTATCTTTTGAGAAGAAAACTTGCTTTCTGGCACCCTCAAAGAACTTTTCCCCAATCAGCTTGCCCTCTTCGAAGTCAATGACAAGGTCCGCCCTGGTGGTTGGAATCCCCTTTTTGGCAAACCAAGCTATGGTGCTCTCGATCCACTTCTCATCCACGGGACCCAGGACGTGCTCCATGTCCTCCATGTCCATTTGACAACAGGCAGAGTAGACACCCTCCACCCCACAGCAGTTCCCAAGGCACACATTGTGAGCTACTGTATCCGTGAATTGTGGTCTGGAATCTGCAACGGGCCACTGGGTTGGATCGTTGAGGTGCAAGACAGGGAGGTAGAAGCGGTTCCGCTTCAAGGTCTGCCTTTTTTTGAGCCCTCCGATGTGGCTCATGAACTTCTTCTTTTCCTCCACAACTTTAGAGCCCTGAAGTTCCTCCAGGTCTTTCAGCGACAAGGTTTTCGGTTTGATTTCCATACAGTGCCTCTAATCCGTCCTATTTACCATCGTATCACGACTGGAGCAGAAATGAGCAGCGAAACATCCTTGTCCCTCAAAGAAGAGTATGCCATGAGAAAGGCCGAAGAAACAGCCAAGGCTTTCTCTGAGGCTAAGCAGCTCTTGGAGAGTTACTACCTCATTTTTGAGCGCCTTGATACTGCTACCATCGCACAAATCGTGGACTCCATGGCAGCAGTCGAGGATTCCCTGGCTCCTTTCCTTCCAAAGCTCCCAAGCGTGAAGTCTGGCCTGGATGCCGCCGAGGCTGAGCTCACAAAGCTTATTTCTGGAGCAGCCGGTGGCGATCCCAGGAAGCTTTCTCCGATGCTCGGCAAGGCATTGGGCTTCTACCAGCACCTTTCCTCTTTCCTTCGCCAGGACCTTCCAGTTCTCCTGCGATCGAGATTGGTTGCTCAAGCAAAGAGCAACCCGGAGAATTCAGTTGGGCCAAAGTTGATCCCTGTCTTCAAGCAAGCCTTGGCTCAAGAGAAGACCGGTGGCTTCCTCAAGAGGCTGTTCTCCAGCTCGAACATTCCATACATCAACAACGACTCCCTTGCCTCTGAGCTTGCAACGCTGACCTTCAATGAGCTGACCCAGCTTTCTCAGGTTGGCAAGACACCAGCGGTTATGCCACAGGCAACCATCGACAAGATGGCAGCCCAAGCAGCAGGTGAGCCTTCTGGCGGACAAGCCCCAGCAGCCCCTCCAGCAGCCCCAGGAAAGGGAGATGTGAGGACCAAGGTACAGAAAGCCTTGGCTCCTTGGATCACGGCTCCTGAAGCCATTGACGCCGTTGTGAAGGCAGTCAGTCAGTAAGTACCACAAGCCCGCCAGTTGTCATCAAGCTGATGACAGCTTTCCCTGCCAAGTAGATGCTTGCCCAAAGGGACAAAGCTGGGAGGGTTCCAAACTCTTCGTCAAAGGAAAGCAGGGTGCGGTAGAAAGCTGCTTCCAGCTCGTCACCGAGCTCTTTGGCGAATGTCTCCTCTTTGGTATAACCAAAGGAAAGCATGTCGCTATAGTCAACGACCCCATGGGTAAGCAAGGTTTTGGCGTGACGGAGAGCAACGTCAATTCGGACCTTGGTGCTTTCCCGTTTTGATGGGGTCATGTTGGGAAGGCGAAGTGCAACGGAGGCTGCGATCAGTCCTTGAATTCTCTTGTCTGTGAGATCGGACAGGTCAGATACACTTTGCTGGTCCCTCCTTTTCTCCAGGAGCATCCTGATTTGGTTGGAAACGCCTCTTCGAGTTTTTGCGTTCTCAACGTTCAATTCCCTGGGAGTGAGTTTGACCTTTTCCACGGTTGGGAGAGAGTCAAAGGACTTGAGATAAACCAAATCACCCTTGAGCGTAGAGATCACCTCAGCGCCGCAAACCACGGCAATGTCATTCAAGACGTTCAGGGAGTCAAGTTCCGTTGTCAAGCGGACAGGCATGATGTTGAACTTACCGTGGTCAACGTTCACCTTGATCGTTGAGATCACCTCTTCACTGAATCCATGAGCCAAAAGGAGAACAGGAATCTTGGTCTCCATGGCTCCATTGAGGATTTTGTCAATTTCGCTCACCTGTTCAAGGACTCCGTCGACCAGCATGACCTTGGGATTGGAGACTTCCCAAACTCCTGACTGGGGAATGAAGAACTTGAATGGCTTCACGGCACTGAAGAAGTAACCTGACTTCTGCTCCACAACGTAGGAGTTCGAGATGCTGTCCTCAATGTGAATCTTCCCCTCAAGTCCACAAACAGTGATCGCTTGCAGAATAGCCTCGCAAAGCTCCTTGTCGTCGGAGATTCTCCTGATGTCCCCCTTGAGAGCTTCTTCGCTGATATGCTTGCTGTGCTCGGCAATGGCTTTGTTCAACCGGAGTGTTGCCCTCTCGAACACCTTCATCAAGTCAACCTCATTTCTCTGAGAAAGGTTCGGCACCTTCATGAGCTGGCTGATGAACTCGTTGGCGAACCTCACAGCAAGGTAAGCGCTCCCTGCTGAGAGCATCTCACTTTGGTAGGCAGCCTGGAAAAGCAACATGTAAAGTGTCCGCTCTACCCTGTTACTCGGCTCAAGCACTTTTGTAAGGAAGTGATACGTCTCTTTGTTCAGGGGATAACCCTGCGAACTGAGAGCTACCTTGATCCTCCCCAGGGTATTTTTCATTTTTTCATTGGCCTGTTGGATGCTGGGGAGCAAGGTCGGACCATCGAGAAAGGAAGACGTTGTCATTTTATCCTTAGTTTCCTACTTATTCAAAGTTGGCTCCTGAGCCAACAGCGTGATTTTTACGCGGGGAGAGAAGCATGTCTGGAACGAAATCTGATAAGGACCTCCAAACCATCTTGGAAGGCATTTCGGTTAAAATCAACTCCTCGCCGGTCCTCAATGGCGGGTTCGACAAGATGCTGGTCATCGTCGAAACCATCAAAGAGAGGCAGAACGAGACCTCCAAGAAGGTGGACGAGATCCACAAGGGTCTCTACGAGCCTGACACAGGACTGTACGCAAGAGTTAAGTCAGTGGAAAGTGATTTCAAGGAACACGCTGACAACGACGACAAGAACATGGCAGGGATTCGCAACTCCCTGGAAAAGCTTGTTGACAAGGACAAGGACCTTGAGAAGAAGGTTGAGCACACCACCAAGCTCAAGAAGATCGCTGGAGATGACCTGGAGAAACTTGAGTCGGTCATCCAAGCCAAGGGAAAAGCAGGAGAGTGGTTTGGCAAGATCATTTGGGCAATTCTCCTTGCTATCCTCGGCGGACTTGGAAAAGCTCTTTGGGACGCTGTAAACCACAAGTGAGTTTCCTATTTGCCGATACAACCCGGCAAACCAGCACAAGTATACTCCTTGCATAACGCAAAGAAGGAGTATCAAACAAATGAGTGACGAGAGTGAGTCGAAGGTTGCAGTGCTTTGGAAGGCTATGGAACAGAGCCTTGCGGACCTTCAGAAGGACCTTGCGAAGAATACAGTGAAGCACAACGTCTCCGCAGGAGTTCGCTTGCGTGCTGGTCTTCGTGATGTCAGGAAGCAAATCTCCGAGATCATCAAGGAGACCTTGGAAGCTGACAAGGCTGTTACCCAATCCCGTGCTGATCGCAAGGCAAAGGGTGAGGAAGCAGGAGAATCGGAAGTCTCGGCTTGAAAAGGTGGTCCGTACCCTATCTAAGGGTATGAAGATCATTATGGCTTCCGAGGTTATCCTCAAAGGTTTGGACCCAACCAAGCCTTACAGAGCCCTTGATAGTAGCGGTAGGCTGGCAGCTCCACCCTCGAAAGAGGTAGCCCAACCTGCCGCTGTTGCATTTCTGCCAGCGCCTATCGAAGTCGAGAAAGCGGAGCAGAATGTGGCAGTAGCGCCTGAAATCGTCCCAACGGTGGAAGAAGCTTCACTTCGTGTTGAGTTGTCGCCAGTGACCGTAGTCCTTGAGACTTCGGAACCTCCAAAGGAAGACCTCTCTGTGAACGTGAATGTTTCTGTCAGTCCGGACGAGAAGCAGTTGGAAAACAGCCTTGAGGCTGTTCGACCAAAGGGTCGACCAAAGGGTCCTTCCAAGAAGACTGCTTGAGCAGTTCTTGTTGAAAAGGCATTCACGTATAATCCAAGTTCGCTTGGAGGAACCACCGTAGAACTGAGATATGGAAACGAAAACCTACATTCTGGACACCAACGTTCTCCTCTCTGACCCCATGGCGCTGTTCTCGTTCAAAGAGCACGATCTGGTTATCCCAATGATCGTTCTTGAAGAACTTGACCGGCACAAGGATCGCCAAGATGAGGTCGGGCGCAACGCACGAGAGACTTCGAGGAAGCTCACTGAGATCACCAAGGAACACAAGGCTTTCAAGGACCCTGTTCCCCTTGGAGACAATCTCGGCAAGCTCTACATCATGTCGATCAGTTCCCTTGGATTCAATGATGTCAAGGAGCTCTTGCCATCTGAGTTGGAAGGTAAGTCTGGAGACAACCAAATTCTTGCTCTGTGCTTGGCACTGAAAAAGAAGTTGGAGAAGTCGGAGAAGGAAACCGTCCTGATTTCCAGGGATATTCTTCTTCGTCTGAAGGCCAATGCCCTCGGTGTTGCGTCCGATGACTACAAGAAGCTTCATGTTGCGAAGTCGGCTGCTGGTCTTTACAGCGGTTCTGCTGAGCTCGTTGGGTCATTTGACTTGGATTCCTTCTTCGAACAAGGAAAACTGGAATTCCCGAAGGAATTGGTGAGTGAGTACCACGAGAACCAATACCTCAATGTGTCGAACCCAGAAACAAGCCAGCATGCTCTGATGAGGCTCAAGGGCAATGTCGGGCACAAGATCACCGAATTCGCTCCATGCAAGATCAACGGGAAGAATGCTGGACAGAGGTGCGCAATTGACGCCCTTCTGGACCCGCAGCTTCCTTTGGTGACTGTGGTTGGACAGGCTGGAACAGGAAAGACCCTTCTTGCTATTGCGGCTGGTTTGCACCAAGTTATGGAGCGCAAGCAGTACAAGAGCTTGATCGTTTGCCGTCCAATCCAACCTCTTGGAAAGGATATTGGTTACCTCCCAGGAACGATGGAAGAGAAGATGGAACCTTGGGTTGCTCCAATCAAGGACAACCTCCGGTACCTTCTTTCTGCTGATGGAAAGAAGGGCAGGCGTGGAGAGGAAACTCTTCAGATGCTCTTTGACAACGGCACCATTGAGGTTGAAGCAATGACGTTCATCCGTGGACGCTCGATTGCCAATGCCTACATCATCATTGATGAAGCTCAGAACTTGAATGCCCATGAGCTCAAGACCATCATCACCCGCGTTGGAGAAGGCACCAAGATCGTCCTCACAGGCGATATTGAGCAGATTGACAACATGTACGTCGATTCCGTTTCCAACGGTTTGACCATCGCCATCGAGAAGTTCAAGAGCTACTCCATCTCCGGGCACGTCACCTTGACAAAGGGTGAGAGATCGGCTCTTGCCACACTTGCAGCCAGCATTCTCTGATAATCGTTTGAGCCGCCAAACTGTAAGTAAACCTACTTACAGGAGTGAGTCTCGACGATAAGGTTGGCAGGCACCGAGCAAGGTTTCGCAAGGTATATCCGTACGGCAACACACGCCGCCCGGATGTTCGCTCATTTGTTGATGCGATCACCAATACCACGAAGTCATTTGACTTCCAGAAGATCCAGCACGACTACCCGTACTACTCAGTCCCAACCTACCTGAGCACCTCTTGGGCTGTGTCTGGTGCCATCTCATACGCTACCTTCCTGGAAGCCACAGAGACCTTCACCAACCAAACCTCCTACGAGGTCATCTTTTCCTCTCCCTTCGCCGGAACGCCCTATCTAGCTTTCGCACCTTCGCAAAGCCAATTCTCGGGCTCTGATGGTCAGGAAACACCAAACGTTGCTTGGTGGGTAACTGGGTTGACGAGCGGTGGGTTCACAGCAAACTTCTCAGCCCCATTCACTGGTAAGATCACCTATAGGGGTGTCTACACGACAGGGTCATACCCAATTTACGTCAACAGGAGCACGGACCTTTCTGGTTCCTACGCCTGGGTGTCAGCAGGGTCGAGCTCTTTGACGAACCAGTCGAGCTTGAGCATGTCCTTTGCGGCTCTTCCAAGCTTGCCGGAATACCTGAACTATAACCCAGTCGGTAGCACAACCGATGAACTCAACATTGGCCAAACAATTTGGGCTGTCTCCACCAGCTATGCCGTCAACGAGCTCTCAGCTCCTTTTACGGGAATTATCCACTTCCTTGCAATGGATACAACTGGCTCCGACACGAACCCATTCACAGCGAACCCGGATACAAACTACCCTCCAACAGGTTCGTTTTCGCCAGCGGACATCACCAACCTCTACGCTTGGTACAAGTACGACAATCTCTTGCTCAGCGGTTCCACGAACGTCTCTGCTGCCTTGGATAAGTCTGGAAACAGCAGGCACGCTGTCATGCCAACCGCTGGTCAGCAGCCGACCTACTCTGCAACAGGCGGAGCAAACAACCTCCCATACTGGACAGGTACGGATGCTGTCTCTGGTGGACGATACCTGCTTGCTGGCGTTGCAGCAGACTGGACGTTCTTGCATAACGGAAGTGGACACACAGTCTTCATCATCTCCAAGACGGCTTCGACTCAACAGAACTACATCTTCGGCACCCAAACTGGAACTGCAGCGTCGTTGGGTGATTCTATCGTCAGAATCAACAACACAACCGCAAACTTGACTATTGGAACCGCTGCGATCCCCATCATTTTCCAAAACTTTGCCTGGACCCAAACCTCTTGGGGTAAGTTGGCATTCTCTGGTTCGACAGGCGGCAACCCGGACTACTCTGTCCGAGTTAATGGAGTAGATGTGGTTTCCGTCAATGAGTCAGCAGTTCCGGCTGCAACAACTTCCACCCAAAAACTTGGAATCGGTTCGGGCGGTGGTGGAGCTTACTCTTCCGCCGTGAGTTTCCACGAGGTGATCATCTACAACAGAGAGCTGACTTCTTCTGAAGTATCCCAGGTTGAAAGCTATCTGAGTTCTTCATACGGAGTGTGACTCAGCTAATTCAGCATTTCCCTAGTTACTCCAAGGACAATCCATGACCTACGATTTTCGCGCAAGCCAAGTGAGAACGAACAAGATCATTTCCTCGGGTTCCACCGGGACAAATGCAGCTCTCCTCATTTACCCATTTGCTTCAGCTCTTAGCCAAAGCGGTTCCATCAATACCGCCGTGTTTGCGACTGGTTCAATCGGTAGCGATGTTTTCCTGTTTGTTTCCGGTGCGGTAAACAGCATGGGAACTTCCACACAAGGAACGACGCTTTTTGGAGGTGACTTGAAAGTTTCAGGAGCTTTCATGACACTGAACTCCATTCAGTCCTATGGTTCCGTGATCGCCTACAGCACCTTCTCGGCCTTTCAGTCGGCAAGCTTCTTGAGTGACGCTACGATCTTTGGTGGAAACTATGTGAGCGGACCATTCATTGCCTATAGCACTTCCAGGCTGGTCGGGGCAACCACAATCTCTGGCGCTATCACCTCCATCAACACAGCTTCCTTTAGCGGTCCTGTAACAGCATCAAACACAGCTCTGTTCAGTGGAGCAACCACTTTCTCCTCCACTTTGAATGCAGTTTCGACAGCCTCTTTTGCAGGACCGGTAACTGGTTCCAACACTTTCCTATGGACAGGAGCAACCACTTTCTCTGGAACGATGGCCTCTGTCAACTCAGCTTCTTTCAGCGGAGTTGCAACGTTTTCCAACAATCTTGTGGTTACAGGCAAGCTTTCCGGTTCTCTTCAAACACTTTCGAACGGAAATCCCTACCTGAAAGCTGGCCCAAATATCACGATTGTGACTGAGTCCAATGGTGCCGTCGCTATTTCAGCCAGCGCTGGAACGACGTATACCATGAACTCCTGGCTCGACTTCCTGAGACAGCGATTCGCCACGTACCCTGCTGAGTTTTCTGGAGACATTACGGCTGGAGTCAAGTTCTACACCACTGTGAGCGGTGCTTCTGTATCGGGATTTAGAATGGCTTGGAGCGGATCGGGCAACAAGACATTTACGATCACAGTGTGGTCTGGCTCCTCAGCCGTCGCCACTGCAAGCTTGGTCGTGAGCTCGGCTTCGCCTGGAGTCTTCACTGGGTCGTTTAGCAGCCCTCCAACACTGGCTCCCTACAGGGACTATTACATCTCTTACAGGGACCAAGCTGGTGCAAACTACTACGTTTATGCAGCCAGCACTGATTTCTACCACTTTGCAGGCTATTCAGCAAACAAGTCGGTCAGGGTTCTGCCGAACTTGGTTATTGGCTGGTTCTACTGCTCTGCTGGAGGTAATGCTGCTCCTACATCGGTGGGTACAGACAGCTATTCCAGTGCCATTGAACCAGTTATGACCTTCGCCTGATTTTGGTCTTACTCCATAGTGGAAGATAACCAAGAAGAGAGAAGAAGGGGGTATATCTACTACTCTCTTGTGGTAAGAAGGTTGGGATGAGTCCACTGCACGACGCAATCAAGTTCTTCTCCAGAGAGCAAGTACCAATGATCCCCTGTCATGGATTGGAGGATGGGGTATGCACCTGTCGGAAAGGTAGAAACTGTCCCAGTCCTGGGAAGCATCCTTTGATGGCTAACTGGCAAGGGGTAGCAAGCACAGATGAAGCCAAGGTTTTGTCGTGGTTTTCCTCGGCAAGGCCGGTAAATCTTGCCATTGTTACTGGAAGAAAGAACTCAAGCGGAAAGCATCTACTTGCCGTTGACGCAGACATGGTCGACCATCCGTTTATTGCTCAACTAAGAGAACACGGGACGACGGTAACACAAAGGAGCGGTTCTGGAGGTTCCCACGCCTTGTATTGGTCTGATGTGCCTGTGAGGAACTCGTGTCAACTCCTCGATGAGAAGGTTGACATCCGTGGTTCTGGTGGAATCCTGGTGATTGCTCCAAGCACCCACAAGAGCGGCCGACAGTACGAGTTCACCTGCGACCTCAAGAGCATCAAGATCCAGCAAATTCCCGCCTTTCTTGAAGCAAAGTTGGTGTCCTCGGCAAATGCAGTCAAGGAACGGAAAAAGAGAAAAGCCGCCTCGACTATCAAGGTTGAGAAGGCTGAGCGCGAAAGACTCTCCCAGGATTGGTCGTCTCGCTCCATCTCGGAAATCAGGGGATGGCTTTCGGTTGAGGGACAAAATGTTCCACAAGGGATCAGGAACACCACGATGCACCGTCTTCTATCTTCAGACAGGGCAAAGGGTGCTGGGAAGTTCGAGCTTGAGTCCTATGCTTTGAACTACCTTTCCAACTTTCAGGATGCCGAAGAGTTCCTGGACGAGGTTGTGGAGATCGTTGAATCCACAATGAAATATCAGCCTTACAACAACTCCCACGAGAAGGTGAATGAAATCTACTTCAAGTGGTTGAAGAAACACAAGATTGTCTCTGATTGCACTCTTGAAACCCTCAATTCCCTTGACAGTGAGTTCTTTTCCCAGGTGAAGCCCGTAAAGGGAGAGGAGACGGTGTTGCTTTCGCTCAAGGAGGTTTCGGACCTCCGAGGTAGATTCTTCTTTTCCAAGGGACTCACGAGATTCTCCACCTACAAGTCCCAGCTCCTTGCAAAGAAGCTCCTAGAACTTGGGGCTGTCAAACGCCGCCGAGCGAAAAACAACCTTTGGGAAGTCAGCAAACGCATTTTGCCACTTGAAGCACCTCGACAAGTGGATTACTCTGCACCAAAGGAAAGCACCATGTCCGAGAAAGAAAAGAACATCGTCAATGATGGCGACATCATTGAGCGCAATGGCCAAAAGCTCCGCGTTGAGATCCTCAAGCGGGATACCCCTGCCGAGGAACACTCCAAGGAACACCTCTTCAATGGAAGGTTCGGCATCGACTACAACACCTCCTTGATCAAGTTCCTTGCTACCCTGACCGAAGCTCAAACTGAGGAGCTGGAAGCCGAGACGCTGGTAGTTGACAGACAAGCCACCTTGGAGCTCGTGGGAAGCATGCTCCCAGGCGATATCATCGGTTTCGGGTGCGATACCTACCGTGTTGTCCAAAGGGACGAGCTCAAGCTTCTCCTGGAGCCGGTGGTGAAGATCAGGGTGAAGAACAAGGTGGGGCAGTTTGAAGGCTCAGGCGATGAGTCTGACTTCGTTACACCATCCGAGCACGAGCTGGATAAGTTCCGAGCTCTTGGGTTCTTGCGCATCCTATGGCGGGACGGAGCACCGTTCGGTGAGAGTTCCACCAAAAACATCAAGATCGTTCTCTTCCATCCTGTCGAGGAACAGGATAGCGGAGTAAACGAAAATGAGCGTAGCACAGAGTCCGTTTGACGGAATCCCAATTGAGTACGTGATCCCAAAGTCGGCAAAGATTGTCTTTGTCAGCGATTTCTTTGTCAGAGACGTGCAAGGCGGAGCAGAGCTAACCTCCGAGGCTTTGATCAAGAAGGCACCGGAGAAGCTCTTCAAGCTTCACGCCAAGTCTCTCACCAAGAAGATGCTTGATTCCAACAAGGACAAGTATTGGGTGTTCGGCAACTTTGCCACCCTCAGCGAGTACATGCTTCAGTACATCCCCAGGACAGACCTGAATTACTCCATCGTGGAGTACGACTTCAAGTTCTGTTCCTATCGCTCCACCAACCGACACATCCAAGTCAGCGGTGATCCATGCAATTGTGCCAAGGATCACCATGGCCTCCTGGTTGCACACTTCTTTGAGAAAGCCCAGCGCATCTTCTGGATGTCCTCTGGACAGCGCGATAGCTGGCTGGCTCATGTCCCTGCCCTGAAGACACATCCGGGCCACGTCATTCTCTCCTCTGTCTTCGATGATGAGACGCTCGACCTTCTCTCCTCTTACCGACAGGTATCAAAGGAGAAGAAGAAGGTTTGGGCAGTTCTTGGATCGGGTTCTTGGATCAAGGGAGTGGAGGAAACCCACAAGTGGTGCAACCTCAAGAAGATCAAGCATGAGCCCATTCCTAACCTCCCCTACAAGGAGTTCCTGGACAAGCTTAGCGAGTACGAGGGTTTCATCTTTCTCCCTCTTGACAAGGATACCTGCCCAAGGGTAACCCTGGAAGCCCGTGTGATGGGCTTGAACGTCATGACCAATGACAACGTCCTCCAGAAGAGAGATGAGTGGTATGCTTCCTCTGCCGAGGACTGTGAAGCTTATCTCCGCTCCAGGGCTTCGTTCTTTTGGGAACAGATCAATCAAGCCAAGTCGGCGTAGATTTCCTTGTTCTCTCTTCCAAACCACCTGACAAGCCTACCGGCATAGACGTTCGCTTGATCCTCAAGCATCTGGTTGTCGGTATCCTCCGGCCCAATCATCCCAAGCTCGAATTGCCTGTGATGCGTTAGTTCATGAGCAAGGGTTCGCATGATGTCGGCAATGGCCCTGTTCTTTGCTGCCACAATCACCTTCCCAGCTTGCGGGAGATAGCCCCCGGCACTGGGATAGTTTGGATCGTGCCCAAACAAGAACACGATTTCGGCATTGCGTTGGATCTTGAGGGACTCCACCACGTAGGCAGTGAACTTCTTGATCAGAGCTAGGTTTTGTGGCGTTTTTTCCATTGCTAGGTCTAAATAGCACACAAAGATAGTCTCCAAGCCCAATCTAGGCTCATGACTGTTCATCTCCCGCTCTTCAAAGACGAAACTAGGCTGCCAACAGGGAAGAATCACGTTTCTTTTTCCGAGGTTTCCACTGCTCTTGAGTGCGGGTGGAGTCACAAGCTCAAGTACGTCCACAAGCTGGAAGATCCTGGATCAGAGCATACTGTGTACGGATCTTGCATCCACGACTCAGCAGAGAATTGGCTCCTGAACAAGGATAGTGCTTGGTACGACTTGGAGGAGAGCATCGAGAGTTGCGTTGCCAAGGTCAAGGAAGAGTTCGCAAGGATTGGCTTCGACGCTGATGGCAACCCGAAGAAGCTGGAAAAGGAGTGGATTACTCCTGTTGGTGGAATCCTCACCAAGATCCCATCTTGGATGGATGAGACCTTCCCAGGGTATAGTGTGGTCGCAGCAGAACTTGAACTCTTTGAGCCATTGGACGGTCAGAAGAACAAGTGGTACAAGGGCTTCGTTGACTGTGTGATCAAGGTTCCGAAGAAGGCAAGGAAGGGAGCAAAGAAGGCTGCAAGTGGTTTCACCTACTGGATTCTTGACTGGAAGACGACTTCCTGGGGCTGGGACAAGAAGAAGCAAACTGACCCTGTCAAGAAGATGCAGCTCGCTCTCTACAAGCATTTCGTCGCCAGGAAGCTTGACATTCCCCTCGCAGACATTAAGTGTGGGTTCGTTCTGCTCAAGAGAACCGTGAAGTCTGGCGACCACTGCGAACTCCTTGAGGTGTCTGTTGGCGATCAAACAAGGCTTGCAACCTTGAAGATCGTCTCCAACACCGTGAACATGATCAAAAGGGAAATGTGGATCAAGGAACGTGGAGACGCCTGTCGCTATTGCAAGTTCTTTGTCACTGAGCACTGCAAATGGGAGAAATAACGAGAAAATGAAGATCACTGGCAACTCAATCCTGTTCGAAAACGGTTTTTCGCTTGTCCTGCACCGCACAATCCGTTTGCCCGAGGATGGAAAGGCTCATGCCCTTCCCCCTTCTCGTGGCAGCTTCCCGATGAAGCGGATCGAGGACTACAAGGACAAGATTCCCGAGGCATGGCGTGACCACGGTGGTGTGTTCATTCCGATGTATGCCCGTGAGGCTATGTGGCTTGGTTTCAATGGAGCAACCTCGGCTGTCAAGGTTGCTACCGGCAAGGTGAACGCTGTCTCCGGTGGCAAGTGGACCCAAGAGCTCCAGCCTCCTACTGGGGTTGATGGCAAGGACCCTGAGCAAGACTACATGGTCGCTCCCCGTCCCCAGCCCTGGTTGGACGGATTCAATGTTGGTGGCGGACAGATTCGTCAGTTTGTTGCCATGCAGATGGGTCAGGGTTACACCGTCGAAGGATAGGTGACTGGCAAGGAAGATGTTGGAGGAATCCAGGTCCTCGTTGTTCCTGCGAAGCCTGGGAAGATTTCTGCCTCAAGCGCTTGCATTCTGGAGTCTTTTGCGATGCCAGCCAGCACTGGTTACTACATGTCGGGTGAAGATGCCGTGGTGGCATCGCCTGCTTCTGCCACGCTTGGTGGAGCATTGCGGTCGGCAACAAGGTCGGCTCTTCCGAAGGCTGCTGAGATGGGCCTTGCTCAGGGTGGAAGGATGAGGCAGGATATCTACGCTGACCCTCACGGTATCGACGTTTGGGATCAGACGAAGGCAGAGCGCATTTTCATTCACATCGTGAATGCTGAGTTGTGGGAGAAGATCACAGGAGAGAAGTGCCCGCCAAGCCCAATCGACGCTTCGGAGTACAACGGCCCGTGGTTTGACTACAACAGCGGCGAGAAAGCTCTCCAGGGCTCTGGAACGCTCGCAAACGTCAAGCCAGTGTCTCAGAAGGACAAGGAGCACGGCTTCGTCGGACAGCAGAACGACGAACCTCTGAACGAGGCCCCAAAGGTTGTAAACCTGACACCAACGCCAAAGAACGCGATTTCTGACGGCAACTGGTGACAAACACCACTCCAGGGGGGTAATATGAAAGGCGGCGAAAGTCGCCTTTCGTCATTTCTGGAGTAACAGATGAAAAAGAATCCCCGCTCTTCAACAAAAAAGAACTCAGCCTTCAAGCAAGCTGCACCAAGGAGGTCGGTTGACCTTGCCGAACAACGCTTGTTGATTCTTGGGCTCATTTCCGAGCTTCGCAGCCTAGCGAAGTCCATGAAGAAAGCCAAGCCTGCAAATATCAGACAAATGAGCTTCCTTCGGGAGGAGATTCGTCGAGCCTTTCGCAGCATGTACCTCCTTGACAACAGCCTCTTTCTTGCGACGATTCAAAGCACCAAGAAGGCAATCTCCATCGCCAAGAGCGACGAGGAAGAGTGATGAAGATTTCAGCCTACACGACCACTCGAAACTGCGAGGAGATGGACTATCCCTTTGTGGAGTCTATTCGGTCCATGCTTCAGTTCGCAGACGAGGTCGTTGTCCTTGATACCAGCGATGGGGAGGATGGAACTCCAGAGCAGTTGGCTTCCTTGGCCAAGGAGGATTCCAGGGTGAAGGTTCTCCATGGGAACAAGCTCTTCGACTGGACAGCTCCAAACCACGGTATCTTCGACGGGCAAACCAAGGCTATGGCTCGTGCATCTTGCACTGGTCAATTCCTTTGGCAGTTTGACGTGGATGAGCTTGTTCATGAGAAGGACGCTCCCAACATCAGGAAGATCATCGAAGGCAGCAAGTACCTTCAAGGAGCACCGATTCTTGCCCTCCCAGTGGTCGAGTATTGGGGTAGACAGGGCAAGGTGAGGGTGGACATCAATCCATGGAAGCCTCGCCTCTCCAAGAACCTTCCTGACATTACCCATGGCATCCCGAAGCACCTTCGAAGGAAGTTCGATGGATTGGATTATGCTTCCCCTGGGACCGATACATGCGACTACATCTCAAAGGCCAGCGGCAACCCGCTTCCGGTCATTGGCTTTGTCCCTGAGCAGATTGAACAGCTTCGTCGAGGAAGCTTTACCAACCCAAAGCTCGCGGAGCCTTACGGACGTTGGTACAACTCAGTGATCAACCAACTCCCAGGTGTCTTCCATTACTCTTGGTTCAACATTGAACGCAAGATCAGGCAGTACAAGCTCTTCTGGACCGATTTCTGGAAGGCAATGTACGGTCCCGACTCCGCTCAGAACAAAGACCCAAATTGGAATCCCTTCTTCGAGGTCCCTTGGTCTGAAGTCACCGATGAGATGATCAAAGCCAAGGCGGAAGAACTGGAGACCAAGACTGGAGGTCACATCTTCCACACAAGGTGGGCTGGTCAGGTAATTCCGCACGTCAAGATTAACCGAGAGCACCCGGCTTTGATCAAGGAGTGGGTGAAAGCACATGGATGAGAACATCCCGGAAGTGAACATCGTTTTCGAGGGCCCCCCAGTTCCCAAAAAGTTGAAAATTAAGCGGTCTGGCCTTCTTGAAAAAAGAAATCCGTTCCGTCGCACTCTGTTGGCCTACTCGGTCTGGCTGAGATATGCACAAAACAATTTCGGAGATCACCATTGACCTTACCACCGAAGAGGAAAATCAGGGCTATATGGACAGTCGAAATGCAGCAGGATGTCAAAGCTTATCATTCTCTCATGTTCGGAAAAGGCAGTCCATTCCGTCGTACTGCATTGTCCTATCAATTCTGGCTGAGATATGTACGAAGCGATCCCTGAAATCACCATTGATCTTGCCACTGTAGAAGCCCCGAAGAGGAAAATCAGGGCTATATGGGGACCTCGACTGCTTGATGACCGATATTGGATTTGGCGTGCTTGGCTAGCAGGTCCATTCCGTCGTACTGTCTTAGTTCCAAGGCTCAAAGATGAAAAACCCATTTCGCATGACCTGCATTCGGATCAAGACGGTGTATAGTCATATGAGCAACCTTCTGATGAAGTCCAGAAGCATCGGCATAAGCGCCACCCTCGCTAGGTTGATGATGTTGCAGTCGTCGGGGTCACGAAGAGAACGCAGGTTGTGGCTCAAGCAAGTAAGAAGACGAAGAAGGCTGAAATGACAAACAACAACAGCTTCACGAAACTCCAGTTCCCGATTGTTCGGAGGACCTTTCCATCTCTCGGCGGTTTGTATACCAGAAAGGCCAAAAACCCCTTTCGATTCACCTGCTTGAGACCTGACGCGTCTGTGTTCCTTCACCGTGATGAACCAGCCATACTTCTCACAAAAGACATGTTCCAACTTCTGAAGTGTGAGATTTCCCTGTGAAAACTCTTTCAGTGGAGACGCTAAGGGAAATGGCTGTTCACCTCTATGGTTCAAATTTGGCTATAGCTGAAACTGAAGTCCCAGTGTTCGTTGAGAGACACGAGGAGTTTCTTCCGGTCATTCGCCCTTTTCGCTTTACGTGTCTTGGTAGATTGTCGAAGGAGTTTTGGACAAAGCACCTCCTCGCCGAACTAGGAAAGGGTGCGTCATGATTGAGAAGGAAACGGTCAAGCTGGCAATTGCGAGGATTTGCGAGCACCTCGACCAAGCGGCTGCGGAGGAGTATGTGCGCAATCTGATTGAGGTCAAGGTTCCGGCTGCTTTTCGCTTTACATGTCTCAGTAATTCCATCAAGGAGAACGCCGTTGGTGAGTTCCTGGAATTCGTTCGGTCCAACTACCGAACCAAGGATGGAAGTGCCTGAAGAGGGAGCTATCCAAATATGTCGCCCCAAGAAATTCTCAAGCGTCGCATAGGAAAGACGAAGATAAAGGTATGTCAGAAACAACCTCCCCGGCCGAAGAGGCTACTGATTCAGTTGTCACAAGTCCTCGGATCACTGTTGTGGTGCCTTGCTACAATCATGGACGGTATCTCCGAGAAGCTACGGAAAGTCTGATCGCTCAGACCTACAAGAACCTGGAGATCATCATTGTCAACGACGGCTCATCGGACAATACTGCTGAGGTTGCCCAAGAGCTGGTCAAGGAAGATCCAAGAGTCAGGTTCATCAACTTCCCCGAGAACAAGGGGAAGTGGTTCTGCTTGAACACAGCGATCGAGCAGAGCACCGGTTTGATCATCACCTCCCAGGACGCCGATGACATTGCTCTTCCCAATAGGATTGAGCGCCAGTTCATGGCGATGCAGTTCACAGAGAGCGTCCACAATCTCTGTGGGTTCCATCACTGCCGTTCCGAGGCCGAAGTTGAGGCTCTCAAGAGTACAGTGGTTGAAGGGGAGCTCAAGGGAATTGACTCCGAGAACGTGGCCAAGATGGTTGAATACGGATTCTCCACAAAGGGAATCAACCACTACTTCACCGCCGAGTTTGAAACGGCGGGAACATCTGCTATGTTCCTGAAGGCGATCTGGAACATTGGTTTCCGTTTCAACCCACCTGGAGTGGGCTTGAGGGTTACAAATTCCGAGGATTCGGACTTCAACATCCGAGTTACCTTGGCTTTGAGGAATACCAGCGTTCTCGCTGAGCAGCTCTACCTCTACAGAAGATGGACGGGCACAAACAACGAGAGTAAGTGAAATGCTACAATACGACGAGCAAACTCTAACGTCTTACGGATGGGCACCCTTTGCTCAGGTCTTCGGTGAACTCCCTGGCTTGGAGCAGGAACTACAGCAGTTCGTGCATGAACGACTGACACAAGAAACTGCTCGCAGGATCACTGAGGTCACTCAGAACTACCTCGATAGAGCAATGCTAAGCATGCACCTCCATCCTAGCGGTCCTCGTCCCAAACTGGAGTTCTGGAATCCACCCGGCACCAATTCGATGATTTTGGTTGTGAAAACAGGGAGAAAATGAGCAATTCAACTCTCCCCCCTGTACCAACCCATCCACCCTTGCGTAGCTGCTGGAGACACTTCAAGGGCAACGTCTACATCGTATCGGACATTGCTCGGGACTGTGAGGAGCCTGGGAGGTTCCTCGTGGTTTACCGAAGCATGAAGGGGGACGTTTGGGTTCGTCCTCTCCCTGACTTCCTCGGAACTCACGAAAGCGGCGTTCCGAGATTTGAACAGATCACGCAGCCGCAGCTCTAGTTTCGAACCACCAAGTGACATAATTACGGTGTATGCCAAGTCTATCGAAATTCTTCGAGTGGTACTCGAACCAAGAGCTCCAGGAACGCCAGCGTGGGGAAAAGTTTGGCTTGCCCAAAGTCGATCGAGCAGCAAGAATCAAATCGTACGCCAAGTACGGGTATCTTGCTCATTTTGGCAACCTTGGGGATAGTGGCGACCGCTTTTCGAACGACCGCTACGTTTCGAAGCATGAGTTTAGGTGGGAAACACCATCTGGCGTTTATGGTTACCCACTTGACTTGATGGCTGACAATGTCATCAAGAATGCCGTTCCATTCGCAGCAGAGTCCCCGTACATCTACATCCTCAAGGTTCACCACCCCGAGAAGCTTTTGAACTTGCGGGAGTATGACGACCCAGAACTTGCTGCTGACTTGGAAAAGCTCAAGGGCATGTTTGATCCGGCAATTTTTGCTGATACCCTCAAGCGATATCGCAATTACAACGCCCCCGAGCAGATCGTGTACATGACCAACACCCTAAGCGGAAGGAATCCGCATAAGTGGTCCTCCATTCTGAGGAAGCTTGGGTATGTCGGAATCTACGATCCAGAGTACGGCATCATCCACGAAAACGAACCAACTCAGGTGGTTCTCTTTGGACCTGACGTGTTTGAAGTGGTTGACAAAATTGAAAACAACCCCGGAAGTCAAGAAAGGAACTACGAGCTGGCATCTTCCCCCGGCACTGATGCACGCACACTAGGGAAGCTAGCAGCGCTCCAGGATGGGGAATTGAGCAGTGTGATTGCCAAGAATCCGAACGCCAACGAGCGAACTCTCAGGAAGATTTTCTCCGACTTCGCTTGGCCTGGGGTGGCCATGAGTCTTTTGATTAACCCGAAGCTGCCAGCAGACATGATCGAACCTGCTATAGCTGTGTTGGAAAAACGCCCTGATTTGCTTTCTGGTGTTGCCAGAAATGCAGTTTCTCAAAAGGTAATCCAAGCCTTGCTTGCTAGGAACAACCACAACATCAATTCCGGTCTGGTAGGAAATTTGAATGTCCCGGACGCTACAGTCGCAGGCTTGTTTCAAGTCGGGCCTATCACTTGGGACTTTATGGCAGAATTGTCTTCCAGACCAAAAATCTCACCACAGTTGTATCAGATGGTGTGGCCGTCACTATCCCCCAAGAACAAGATAAACATTGCCTTCCGAGATGATTTTCCTGTTCTTGCAGATGATCAGAAAACGCTGAGCACGTACTTTCATGATGTACTTGCCGCTGCAACTGAACCTGTTGACTACGTGAACATTCTCCGAAGGGAAAAGTTGCCGCCAGAGGCTCTTATGCAAATTGCAGCCAAAGTGCAAAGCAATACCTCGTGGAACGTTCACCAACTCAAACAAGTTTACGAACCAATGTTCGAGCAGGAGAACGCCACCGAGCTCATTCGAGCTCTTGTTCAGTCTGCGCCTGAAATCGTGAAAATCCTCATGGCTTCTTCCGACCAAACACCAGTGGACGTGTTGGAGCAACTTGTTGCAGAGAACAGCATGGATTTGCTTTACGCGCTCGTGTACAACTCAAAGTCAACTCCTAAGATTTTCCAAGCAATTCTGGCGAAACAGCCGCCAGAGAACCCAGACGATCAAAGCGTCTTGAAAATTGCCAAAAAGGCTGCGGCTCGCAAGTTGGGTGTCGCTCCTCCGCTTACGGAGAGCTTGGTGAACTTCTACGCCAGACTCTACTAGAAGGACTTAGCAACGAAGTCCTTGATCTTCTGGACGTGCTCACCGCTTACGTTGCCAAGGATCGTTCTCACAGACTGAGTTCCAGCGTAATCCTTGGAATACCAGCCTTCACCTGGGAAGTTCTTCTTGGTTGGGTGGTGACCATGCCACTCGAAGTTCGAGTTGAATACCCTGCGTCCAAGGAGCATGAGAACCGCTTCTTGGCTGGAAACCACCGGAACCCCTCTGGAGATGAAAAAGGCAGCGGCTTGGTCAGGAAGTTCTGCCCACCAGTTTGGCCTTCCCAGGATGTCTTTGATTGCCTTCATCAGGAAGCCCTTGCCAGCAGGGGAGCCATCGGAAGCAAAGACGGAAACCTTGACGCTTCCATTCCTTGTTGTTGAAGCAAAAGCAGCACTCCTGATCTTACCTTCTTTGTCAAGGGCGGGGTTGTTGAAAAACCAGTAGTCGTAGTTGTCCAACGCTCCAGGGGATGATACGTTCATGTGCCCGCCAACATCTCCGTAAGCGGAGTTGATGAGCTTGAACAGTTCAGATCGAACTTCATCAGCAAGCTCTGAATCGGGAGAGATTTCGATCATCTCCGGTTTTCCCTCAAAGGGGCTTGGTGTTGTATTGAGCTCAGGTTCAACTGGCTCATTTTCGAGCAACAACCAAGAGTAGTATTCGTACAATGTCCGCATAGGGCTAAATAGCTCAAAGCGATCAACAAGAAAGAAGATCAGCAATATGAAGATTTCACTTTTGTGTCCAACACGTTCTCGTCCCCATGCAATGCAGCGCCTTTGGGAGTCTGCATGGGAGACAGCCGACGACAAGGCAAACCTGGAGATCGTCTTCTACATGGACAAGGATGACTTCCACTCCCACCGCCAGTTTGAGAAGATGGACTCTCCTCGACACTACGGTATCATTGGGGAACGAATCGTCCTCTCCGAGATGTGGAACGAGTGCCAGAAGATCGCCACGGGCGAGGTCTACATGCACTGCGGGGATGATATCATCTTCCGTTCCAAGGGTTGGGACACCTTGGTTCGTGAACACATGAATCGCTACCCCGACAAGATTGTCTTCGTCCACGGAATGGACGGCATCCAGAATGAGCGTCTTGGAACCCACGGCTTCCTTCACAAGAACTGGGTGGAGACGATCGGTTACTTCGTTCCTCCGTACTTCTCCTGCGACTACAACGATACGTGGCTGACAGATGTGAGCTCGATGATTGGCCGTAGGATCTACGAGCCCAAGATTTACACCGAGCACATGCACTGGGCAGTTGGGAAGCAGCCAAGGGATCAAACCTACACAGATACCATCGCCAGGGGTCAGAGAGACGGTGTGACGGCCATGTACGAGTCCATGCTTCCCAAGCGTCAGGAAGACGCCAGGAAGCTCCAGGAGTTCATCAAGAGTTGCGAGGGAACCAAATGACTTGGCTTGAACTCTACCGCCTCAATCACCCTCAGAACGCCATGAAGTACGGCATCCTATGCCCGTACATCCCATTGGTGATGTGATGTTGAAACACTACACCCTGATCTATTCCCGTGGGGAACCGAAAATTGCTCTAGACCTCTTTGAAGAGGAGCTCAAGCGCAAGGGGTCAATTTTCGAGACCGACACGGAGTTCCATGTTTGGGTCGATAACGACGACCATGCTACAGCAAAGGAGTTCTACTCCTTTCGGAAGTACATTCGGAAGGGGTTGAGGATCAAGCTCTACATCAACCCACCTCTGCTTTACCGGAAGGTTTGGGACTTTTTGGTCAGCCAGCTTGGTGCAAACATTCAGATCAACAACGTTTCCCGTGAAGTTATCTACGCCTCGGAGAGTGCATGAAACGCCTGACAGTCATCCAAGAAGGTGCTCCAGCACCCACAAAGCCAGTGAGCTACGAGAAGCAGACGCAAGCCTACTCCACCTGGGGAGGTAAGCTTCTGCAACACACAGACGTGCTGCACTCCATCCAGGCAAAGAAGGAGTTCAAGCCAATCACCATCCAACTTGCTCCAACGGAAGCCTGCGACTCCAACTGTCCGTTTTGCTCGGTTGCCTGGAGACCTGTGGACAAGAAGATTCCTTGGGACACCCTTGAGAAGGGTCTGAGGGAGTTTAGGGAGCTTGGAGCCAAGTCCGTGGAGATCACAGGCGGTGGAAACCCCCTTCTCTACAAGGATGGTTCCAGGAACATCAACGATGTGATCGAGCTGGCCCATTCCCTTGGGTACGAGATTGGTGTGATTACCAACTCCGAGAAGCTCTCTCGGCACATCAAGCCAGAGAATGCCAGCAAGCTCTCTTGGATCAGGATTTCCTTGATCAAGCTCGACGAAGGAAAGAGCCCGGAAGATTACGACTTTTCAGGTTTCCCTGTGGAGAAGCTTGGATTTTCCTACATCATCTATGAGGGAACTACCAAGAAGTCCATCGAGAGCATCGCACGGCTTGTGGAACTGAACCCCGAGATCAAGTTCGTTCGTATTGCTTCGGACTGCCTTACCGAGCAATCCCTGACAATCAAGGGGGATTGGGGCGACATTGTTCAGGCAATGGACACCCACAAGAAGTTCTTCATCAAGGAGATCGGGGAGACCTTCCACCCCTATGAAGGTGGCTGCTGGGTTGGCATGGTAAGGCCGTATTGGGTTTGGGACGGGGTGTACATGTGTACCTCCCACGTCCTCAAGCACAGGGGCTACCATGACACCTGGAAGCTCTGTAAGGGCGATGAGATCAAGGAAGCCTGGGGCAAGATGAACCAGCGCTTCCAGGCCGGTCAGAACCCTTATGACATCGACATCCAGAAGGAGTGCTGGCACTGTTACTACTACAACAATAACCGGCTCCTGTCCGATGTGATCACGGAACTGCCAGACAGGAATTTCGCATGATGGATTCCTCCGAGACTTCGTCTGTGGGAGAGCAGCTCGCCAGAATATTGGAGGCTGAAATTTCCAAGTCGATCGACGACGAGATCCTTGCGTACTATAGGTACCATTTTGAAGGAAGAAGCAAATCACCATTTAGGATGACTCGGGTCAAGATCCGGGAATGCCAACATACCCGTTGACCACAACCATCCCAACGAACGTGGAGTCGATCGCTACAACATCAAGCCTTCCTAAGTTCGACGCGTCGGGCTCGCTTTACACACCGTACGTGCCCATGCAAGTCACGCCACTTTTTCCTGCGAAGAAGGCTGGCTCTCCCTTTAGGTTTACTAACCTAAAGCTGATTCCTGTTTTCTCTGTAAGAAAGGCGTTTCGGCATGCACAGGGTTAAAGGATCGCCCTTTCTTGAATCTGGGTACGTGTTCGCTCCGTACATTCCCAAGCTCGGCTTGATGAGCCCCTTTCGATTCACTTGCCTGAAGATCAAGGAGAAAGAGAAGGCGGTTTGGTGATAAGCACGGGAAGCGGATTTGGCATTTGCTTGACAATCAGCGAAAGCGTGACTATCCCAATTCCTTCGTGGCCCAAGGGCAGTCCGTTTAGGCGGACGTGTTTAACGATCAAGAGGAACAATGAGCTCTACTGCAAACCCATACACCGCTGACTACTACAAGTCCAGCAACTACGCTGACTACCTGGAGCGAGCTGACCGCTACAAGAAGACAGCCTACGAGCTGGTTGACCTTCTTCGGAAGCTTGGTTTGATCGACAAGGAGAGCTGGATCGTCGACTTTGGCTGTGCCGTTGGTTTTCTCCTGGAGGGGTTTGACGACCTTGGTTACCGGCAGATCGGCGGCTATGATGTGTCCGACTGGGCCATTGCCGAAGGCAGGGCGAGGGGGAATGACATCTACAAGTGGGATGACACTGTTCAGCACACTGTGGGTACAGACATCCTGACGGCGCTTGATGTGTTCGAGCACATGGAGGATGACGAGATCAGGAGAGTTCTCAAGGTTCTCAGTCCCAAGTGCATGGTCCTCAGAATCCCCACTTCTGTGGATGGCGGCAAGACCTTTGCTCTGGAGGTCTCTCGCCAGGACCCAACCCACATCAACTGCAAGACGAAGGAACAGTGGATCGAGTTCTTCCAAAAGGAAGGGTTCGGAACCTTCCTTCGTTTGAACCTCTTCACGATCTACGACACTCCAGGGGTAACCTGTCTACTTTGCTTGCCTTCTGAGTATCGTTGAATTTGGTACACAATATCTGCTTTCTGCTCTCAGAAGATGGGACAAGAAAAGCAGATGTTCTACAGGTCCAACCCATATAGCCCTATCGCTAACACCGATAGCAAGACAGTTGGCGAACTGATCATTGAGTTGGGGGAGAAACTCAAGGATGGTTCGGTAACGTACAAGCAAGCTGTGGAGTTCTTCCAGGCCCACAAGATTTGCTTCCCCAACGAACGCACTGGAATGCTTTCCAGCGATTGGCGGGAGCCAGAGGCGGACTACAACAAAGCCGTCTTCACTTGTGTGATTAGCTGCTCGTGCGGCTGTGGCCCAATGGACGAGGATTGCAACCAGCTTGGTCCTGGTTCCAAGCCAAAGTACGATTTCACCTTCAAGGAGTGAGGAGACAAGAGAATGAAGATCGGTTTCATGGGACTCGGAAAGCTCGGCCTTCCGTGCGCATTGGCATCGGAGCATGCAGGTCACGAAGTTGTGGGTTATGACCCAAACCCTGCGGTCAAGGATTACATCCGGAACAAGAAGATCCCCTACCGTGAGGAAGGTACGCCAGAGCTGCTTCAGAACACCAAGATCAGGGTGGTTTCCGTCCAAGAGATGGTTGACTTCTCGGACTTGATCTTTGTGGCTGTTCAGACACCGCACAACCCACGTTTCGAGGGAACGACAAGGATTCCAGAGGAGAGGGTCGACTTTGACTACTCCTACCTCATTGGAGCTTGCAAGGAGCTGAATGCAGCGATCGAGAAGAAGGGCAAGGATACCCCTGTTGTGGTCATCTCCACGGTCCTTCCTGGGACAATGGACTCCCAGGTGATCCCTCACCTCGGATCGCACTTCAAGCTTTGCTACAACCCATTCTTCATTGCAATGGGTACAACGAGATACGACTTCACCCACCCTGAGTTCGTTCTCTTTGGGATGAGTGATCCGGCGACTGCGGATCTTGCTGAGTCATTCTACAAGACGATTCACAACGCTCCGTTCTATCGTTGCTCGATCAAGTCCGCCGAGTTGGTCAAGGTGGCCTACAACACCTTCATCAGCACGAAGATTGCCTTTGTCAACAACCTCATGGAGATTTGCCATCACACGGGCGCAGATGTTGACGAAGTCACCAATGCTTTGAAGCTCGCCAACGAGCGCCTTATCTCTCCGAAGTATCTCACCGCAGGTATGGGAGACGGCGGAGGTTGTCACCCTCGTGACAACATTGCCCTTTCCTGGCTCTCCAGGAAGCTTGGAATGACCTTCGATTTCCACGAGGCCATTATGATGGCAAGGGAGAAGCAAACGGACTTCTTGGCTAATTTGGTTGAGGAATACCGAAAGGTTGCCGTTTACTCGCCGGAGGACTTCTCGTTTCGAGAGTTCAAGACTCTTCCTGTGGTGATTCTCGGAAAGGCATTCAAGGAACAGACCAACCTTGAAGTTGGTTCACCTTCAATTCTTCTGAAGAATATCCTTGCCGAGAAAGGCATCTCGGCAGAGATGTACGATCCATGGGTTGATGGAGCAGAGGACATGGCAGTGAATCCTTATGAGAAGGGAGAACCCAAGCTGTTCTTTATTGGAACTCGCCATGCTGTCTTCAAGGACTACAAGTTCCCGGCTGGATCAACGGTTCTCGATCCCTGGAGAATGATCCCAGAGCAGCCAGGAGTTCGAGTGATTGGAATTGGCCAAGCCCATAAGCCAGTCCAAGTTTTCAAGCTGTGACAAAGCGATACTTACTTCCATGAAACTGGCAAAGTTCTGGAAGTGGTACCTCAAGGAATCCAACACCCAACTTGGGTATTTCGGGTTAGATGAGTTCGTAAAAGGAAGTCCCGTTGTTCTCTACCATGGAACAACGACTTCCTTTTCGTCATTTGACATCGGCAAATCCAGAAAAGACCTCGTTGACAAATACACCGGAATTGGCATCTTTCTCACCCCATCCAAGAAGATCGCTTGGAAGTACGCGACGTCTTCGAGGAACAAGGGTTTGCCTGTCGAAGTAATCAACGACGTAAAAAAAGCCAACCCACACGCGGGGGAGTTCCTGGAAGTGCTCTACAAGCATGGACAGCCAGGGTGGGAGCTCTTTTGGAAAGAGAAGGGGTTCCTAAGAGACAACCCAGGCGAAGGGGAGGGAGAGTTGGACACGGAGGCGTTTCGGGCTTATCTGAACGCTGATGCCAACTCCTTGATGGATGTGGCAACCTTCATCGAAGGAAGCTCTTATGAGGCTTCTGGTGGCGAGGAAAGCAGCTTGCTTGACCTTTTCTCTGGAGCGCCACAAGGAGCACCAGATTGGCTTTTTGATGTGCTTGATTCCCTGGGAGTTGATTCCACCAAGTACAGGCCGAAGGTTTACAAGGTAAGCGCACAAGCAAGCCATGTTCTTGTAACAGCAGACAAAGAAGAGGCAAAGAGGGCTTTCTCTCTTGGTTATGATGCCTTTGTGTTCACTGGTGAGGATTTGGTTGATGGTGTGCCGGAAGTGGCAATTCGAGATGGTTCACAGGTGAACATTTTGGATGTTGAGGTAGACTCATAGCTCATGTCAATTGTTGCAGTCTACAGAGTCCTCTATGGCGAGGATTTCATCAAAGAATCCATCGAATCAATCCTCCCCCACGTTGATCAGGTTTTCGTTGTTAAAGCTGAAAAACCTTGGGGCCAGACGCTTGGGGTTACCTACAAGGGGAAATGGATTGACTGGCCAGAGAAGTTCGACAACACAAGAGAAAAAATCGCCGAACTGAACTCACCGAAAGTCACAATCATTGATGACTACTGGCCAACACCAAGAAACCAGCTTACTCACATTGTGAATGACCTCATCCTCCCTCGATGCAAACCGGAGACTGTCGTCTTCATCGAGCCGGATCACGTGTTCACCAAAGAGCAAGCTGAAAAGGCTTTCACGCAGTGGAACCTATACTCTGGTGTGCAAGCTGGAACCCGGCAGGTTGAACTTTGGAAGACACCAGCCTTTGCTGTGCCTGAGAGGCCCAGGAGGACTTCTGTGGTCTTTCATAGGATCTTTGGTCAACCCATGGGGGAGACAGGCTTCAATGGGGCTTCCGAGGGCATCCATAGGCTTCCTGCCACGGTGCACAACCTTGGCTTCTGCCTTTCCGAGAAGACGATGTACTGGAAGCACCTGACAGCCTTGGCCTTCTCCAGGATTGTTGGGGATTCACCTCCAAACGAGGGTTGGTACGAGTCGAAGTGGTTGAACTGGGACTTCAAGACCAACAACCAAAACTTGGAAATCTCTCTTGGTTACGAGTGGATGATCCCCCACGCTGAGCCTTACGACACCTCCAAGCTGCCAGAAAGCATTCGGAAGCGCTACGGCTACTAGTTAGCTATATGGCGGAAGACTTGACTAAGTTCCTAGAGGACGTTGCGCGAGCGGAAGTTGACAAACTCAAGCCGCTTTACGGAAGCAACTTTCGTTACGACCTTGATCGCTTCACTCAAGAAGAAAATGGGTTGTCGCTGTACGGGGTGCACTACTCGGAAAATGAAAATTTTGCCATCTTCCCACAAACTGTATATTACCCAAAAGGCGTCTACTTCTACTTCCTTTCCAATACCTGCGAGGCTGGGAAGGGAACTGGATTTGCAACTGATCGAAAGTGGGCAAATATCGGCAAGATCAACAATGATCGGATGCTGATTATCAAGTCGGGGCACCCGCGAAACTTCTCCGAGGCTGACTACAAAAAAGCAGTCTCCAAATTGAAACGTATTGTGCGGAAACTTCCAGAACCAACGATCAAACCTGGAGAGCATAGGGAGCAATCGGTTCCAGCAGTACAACTCTTCAACCTCCTACACGCGATTGAGGCCAGCGGAAAGGGGTTGACAAACAAGATGCTCCATTCTCTCGGGTATGATGGGGTCGTCGACTACGACGGCTCTTTGCTGCCAGTTGAGAGTTGCCAAGGAGTGATGACGTGGCCTGGAAGCTTCTCTTTTGTTCATGCCATTCCTACTCCGCGCGCATCAAACAATCCAGGATATGATCCAATGAAAAGGATCGCACGGATGCAGGCCGGATTGAAGGCTATGAAGCCCGGAACATTGAAGCTGTCCTTTGATGAGCTAGAAAGCTGGAAGATGATGAAGCCGAAAACAAGCGGAAATCCGTATGCGTTCGGTGATTTGCTACAGTATTTGCTAACAGCTTTGGATTTCCGCAGTGGGGATGCTTGGAAGTGGGTTGAATGGTATGAATACGGCGAAAGAAACTATGACAGCCTAGAACAGAACCCAACAACACCGAAAGAGTTCTGGGAGAGAAACATCTACGCCACCGATCCAGGACTAAGAATGGCAGCTCGCGACCACACTGGTTTCAATAAGTAGCGATCATACATTCCCCCTTTTGACCATGAGACTTGGCCGAAAAGGATCAAAGAATGCCGATCGTCAAAAAGGTTGAACCAGTTGTCGAGCCGCTTGAGAAGAAGACCATTCTCTTCTTGTCCGACCACCCCCTTGCACCTTCTGGAGTTGGTGTCCAGGCAAGGATGTTGATTGAAGGCTTGCTGAAGACTGGCAAGTACCGTTTCCTTTGCTTTGGTGGAGCTCTGAAGCACCACCACTACGGAATCGGTCAGGTTACCCCCGACTTCATCATCAAGCCTGTTGACGGCTTCGGAGACAGGGAGACGGTTCGCAAGGTTCTGATGACCGAGCGCCCTGATGCTGTTTTGATCTTCACCGATCCGCGTCAGTTCATTTGGCTTTGGGAAGCTGAGGACGAGATTCACCAGCTTTGCCCAATCACCTACTGGCACGTTTGGGACAACGATCCATTTCCAGTTTACAACCGGGTTTGGTATGAGTCGACTGAGTTGGTGAACTGCCTTTCTCACAAGACCTACGAGATGGCAAAGCCACACTTCCCGGAAGAAGGCAAGGTGAACTACATCCCTCACGCCTTCCCGAAGTCGATGTACTTCCCTATTCCAGAGAAGGATAGGGCTGAGCTTCGCCGTGGAAACTTTGGAGCTCGTGCAGATTGGTTTACTGCTCTTTGGGTAAACCGAAATGCAACGAGGAAGCTCCCTTCCGACGTGCTTGAATCCTGGAAGTTGTTCCTGGACAAGCTGGAGAAGGAAGAGGGGCACCGCAAGGCTCTCTTGGTGATGCACACCGATCCAGAGGACCAGGAAGGCCCAAATCTTTACATGGTTCAGGAGCTTCTCGGGCTCCAGAATAACGTTGTGTTCTCGACGAACAAGGTCGAATTCCAGCAGATGAACCTGCTTCACAACATGGTTGACTGCACCATCAACATTGCAAAGAATGAAGGGTTTGGACTTTCCACCCTCATCTCCTTGCAGTGTGGCAAACCAATTGTCGCCTTGAAAACGGGCGGATTGACTCGTCAGGTGATCGACCACCGGGACGGGACAGAACTTGGAGCTGCCATTGAGCCGGTCACCCGCAAGCTGGTTGGTTCCCAGATGGTTCCGTACATCTACGAGGACTTTGCTTCTCAGGAAGATGTGGCAAACGGTTTGATGAAAATCTACCGGATGACCCCAGAGGAAAAGGTTGCCTTCCGAGAGAAGGCTGTTGCCTACGTGGACGCTGAGTTCAACTACGAAAAGATGATTTCCGAGTGGGATAGGACACTTACGGAAACCATTTCTTCCTGGGAGACGAAGAAGAAGGAGAAGAAGTGGGCCTTGATCCCATTGAATGTGACGGTGCCGAACATCCCGGCAAACATCGTCAAGGAAGCTCCTCCATCTCCTCAAGTCAAGCCATTGGGCAAGCCACTGAAGAAGATGGACCCGGCCATTCTCGCTCGTTTGAGCAACGTCAAAGGAAAGAAGTGATCATGAAATCAGTGTTGTTTCGTGCCCCAGTGCTGTCGAAGTCCGGTTACGGTGTTCACGCCCGTCAGGTTGCCAAGTGGCTCTTTTCCAAGGAAGAGGAGTTGGACCTTGACATCACCGTCGAAGCCTTGAATTGGGGCGGCACTGGTTGGATCACAGACGTTGAAGCTGAGGATGGATTGGTTGGGCGCGTTCTCCAAGCAACAACCAACGTCAAGCCTTTCTACGATGTGACGATTCAACTCCAGCTTCCGAACGAGTGGAACCCAATGCTTGGGGCATTCAACATTGGAATCACCGCAGGTGTTGAGACGGATCTCTGCTACCCAGGCTGGGTCGACGCTGTCAACAACATGAACTTGGTTATCGTCCCGTCCGAGTTCACAAAGGAAACCTTCCTTCGTTCTGGTGATGTTGGCACCCCAATCGTGGTTGTCCCGGAGTCCTTTGTCGATGAGGTTGTTACGAGCGACAAGCCTCTTGACCTTGATCTCCCAACGAAGTTCAACTTCCTTGTTTTCGGTCAGGTTACAGGCAACAGCCCGGAGACGGATCGAAAGAACATCCCTTACACCCTCAAGTGGTTGGCTGAAACCTTTGCCAATCGTCCTGACATTGGGGTGATCCTCAAGACGAACATGATGCGCAACACGAAGCTGGACCGCCACGCTTCCACTGGCATCTTTTCGCAGTTGCTCATGAACATCGTAAAGGGGCCGGGACCTCGGTTCTATCTCCTCCATGGAGACATGAGCAACGAGGAAGTTGTCGGGCTCTACAAGCACCCCAGCGTGAAGGCATTGGTCACTCTTACCCATGGTGAAGGCTACGGACTTCCAATCTTGGAAGCGGCTGCCTGTGGTCTGCCTGTGATTGCTCCAGCTTGGTCCGGTCACATGGAGTTCATGAAGCACGGGAAGTTCATCCAGGTTGCCCATGAGGTGAAAGAGATTGATCCGGGTCGGGTCGACCAAACCATCTTCAGAAAAGAAGCCAAGTGGGCTTACCCCATTGAGGCAGATGCCAAGCACAGGCTGGCGAAGTTCGTTGAGAGTTCAGAGCTTCCAAGGCAATGGGCCCAGGAGCTCAAGAGCAAGCTTTTGCCTCTTTACAGCTTCGAGGCTGTTTCCGCGATCTACGACAACGTGCTCACGGAAGCACTCAAGGGCTGATCCATGGTTGGGTTTCTGATTTTTCTGTTAATTCTGTCTTTGCTGCTCGTAACTGGGCTTGTAGTTGCGCTATTTTACCTATGGCGCTTTGCAAACATCATTCTGGTGTTGGAAGACGACATCTCGGATGCACGGGAAGTTTTCCTTAGTGCCGAGGAGAGCTTGGAAAGCTGCCTTTCGCAGCCGATGTTTTTTGATTCCCCACAAGTTCAAATGGCGACAATGGAAGCTTTGCTAGGCGTTCGTGCATCGAAAGTAGCGATTGGTAAGCTGATCCATAAGTTCACCTTGCGCAGCAAGCAAAAGTTTGACGTTGTGGAGGAGAGAGAGGATGACGACGAATGACTCAATCCCCGCCACCACCACCAAGAAAGAAGATCACCAGGAGAAAGCCTGGGGAGAAGAGCTCGAAGTATTACTTCGATGACAAGACGCAGGATGCGATCATTCGCTTCCAGGAAGCAGTTATTGTCCAGCCTGACGGCTCAACAAAGCCGGATAGCAAGGCAAGGGATAAGATTTACGCTACGGAAATCCTCCCTGCCTTCTCGACTTTGATTGAGAACCTGATCAACGTCTACGGCTACCATGCGATCTTTGAAAGTCGAGATGACCTCAAGAATGAGTGTCTTGAGTTCCTCTATGGGGTAATCGACAAGTGGAAGAAGGAGCGTGGGTCAAAGGCTTTCGCTTACTTCAACATCGTGGCAAAGCACTGGCTCACGATCAAGAGCAAGCAGGCTGCAAAGATCGTACAGAACTACGTGTCGATCGACAACCGGGACGCCCTGTCCAGGCAGGATGTGCAAGCGATTGAGGACTACAACGTCCTTCCTTCGCCAGAAGACGTGATGACCAACCAGGACTATGCCAAGAACCTGAAGGCGCTTCTTGCGGCTCTCCAGGACAAGGTGAAGACCGACAATGAAAAGCTCTGCCTGAAGGCCATCAACACAATCGCCGACAACATCGACGAAATTGAGATTCTCAGCAAAAGGGCAGTAATGCTCTACATCCGGGAAATTACCGGAATGACTGGCAAGCAGCTATCCATGGTCTTGTCCTCCTTGAAGAAGCAGTACAAGGTTGTGAAGGAAGAGGTGTTGAAATGAGAGAAGTTGACGTGGATGAAACGAAGTTTGATGGACCAACACCAACGGAGTTGCACAAGCAAGCTTCTCAACAAATGAACGACTTCTCGTCCTTGCTTGATAGCTTGAACAAGTTGAAGGACAAGAAGAAGCGTCTCTGGCAACTGATCTTCGAGAACGCTGTGACGGACCGCAGAAATGCGTATGTTGCATTCGTTGACCTCTATTCCCAGGTCCACTCCTCTCACGAGAAGCACGCAATCCACGGCCAGAACCTTTCAAAGTACCTGGAGCGTATGGGCAAGGCAACGGACCAGCTCTTGAAGTTGGCCGAGCTTGTTGCTGCCGCCGAGGAGAAAGAGGTTCCCGAGGAAAGCGATGAGGGGCTGCCTGAAGACTCAAACGGCGATATTTACTCGCAAATCCAAAACCGCAAAGGCAAGAACTGACTTTCAGTTCATCCTCTACCTATTCGCATGGGATCAAGAGGAGAAAACATTGGTCGCCGCCTAACTGGTGGTGTAAGCCCAAACGACACGACACAACGCACGAGGGAATGGCTCCAGGGTGGGGCTGCTCCATTCCTACAACGTGCTGTTGTGGTTGAGGTTTTCTACGATCCAACTTCCTTGACACAGGAAGAGCTGGAGCGTCTCCAGGACACTGTAGCAAACCCAGAGCTCGTTGAGGGAATGCCGGTAAATTCCATTCTTGCCAGGATGGTTACAAACAGCCAAGACCTCGGCACTCCAAGCCTGTTCATCTTCTTCCCCTTGTTCTCCTCTCACTTCCAGTTGCCAGCAAAAGCTGGCGAGCAAGTGGTGGTCCTTTTTGAGGACTATTCGAGGATGGGTGGAACTGTTGGATACTGGCTGACTCGTCCTATGGCAGTCCGTCAGGTTGAGGATGTGAACTACACCCACGCTGACCGTGTATACGATCCTTACAACCACCCTATGGCAATCCCAAGGGGAATGGTAAGCTCCCTGACAGCCTCAGCTCCAACATTCCCAAATGGAGCTGGGACGCCAGAGTCTTTCTCCTTGCAGCCATCGGGTTCTGGAAACCCGTATGACGCCATTGTGAACACTTCCAAGGCGATGAAGCAGTTCACCTTCGAGCCCGTTCCTCGCTTCAGGAAGCGCCCTGGAGACCTTCTCCTCCAAGGTTCGAACAATTCCATGGTTCTCCTTGGAAGCGACCGTACAGGACCTTCCACGAAGGTCTCAGGGTCCCAAGGAAAGGACATCGTCGAGCTTGCTGGGGTAGTGGACATTGTCACCGGCTTCGGTTCCGTTCGCAAGTTTCCAACCGATCACAGGTCTGATCCAAACCAGTACAGCCCAACGGCCCCCAGGGTCATTGAGAATGTGCGAGGCAAGAAGGAAGTCTACAAGACCCCATACAAGAGCCAGAAGGTTGATAACCCAAAAGAAGGCGACCCGGACTTTCTGAGGGACCTATCTCGCTTGTATCTTGCCATGAAGACCAAGGGCGACCTGAACTTTGGCATTCAGTTTGGTGGGAATAGCGGGATTCTCCCAAACTCCCAGAACTACTTTGGCACTGCTGTTGCTGACTTGCCATCTCAAAATCAAGATGGACAGCCATTTGCTGTCTTGAAGTCCGAGCAAGTTCGCTTGATCGCCAAAGGCAAGGACGCAGATAATGGCCCTTCCGAGAGCGGAGAAATTCGCCTTATCAAAGAGGGGACAGTTGACGACAAAGACCTCTCTGTCTTTGTGATGTCGAAAGATGGACGTGTCCTGATGATGGGAAAGGATGTCCAAATCCAAACCCACCAGGACGGGAAGGTGCTGCTGAAGTGTAAGACCGCTGAGGCATCTGACGCTGATCCTATTGTCCTTTACTCCAAGTTCAAGGAGTGCGTCGAGGACATCTACTCCAAACTGAACGAGCTTAGGAACGAAACAGCAAATCAGCTTGCCAATGTCGCGAACACAGGTCTTTCCGTTGTGAATGCAGCCGGTCCATTCAGCCCAATTCCTGGATTGATTGGAGCAAAGGCATCGCTTTTGGCAGCTCGTGGCAGTTTGCAAGCTCTGAACTTGGATTTCAGACCAAAGATCGCCCCATGCCGTTCCAAGTGGGTATTTGTGAACAAGGAGAACCAGTCATGAGTGTCACGAAGAAGCAATTTGAAGAAGCCATGAAGCAGGCCCAGTTGAACATCGCCGACTTTGAACCGACTTCCTCGCTACCAGCTTCTTCCAATGGATCATCCCAAGGGGAGGTTACGGTTGACATTCAAGCTGCAAAGGGGGAATTCGCATCCAAGGCTGCCTCGGAGCTAACAGCCGCCCTATTTGATCACATCAAGGAAATGGCAAAGGATGGGGCCAAGAGCGAGATTGATACCCAGCAGATCATTCAGAAGCTCTCTAACCTTGAAACGCAGCTTCAGGCCATTCAAGCAATTCTCGCGAGAAACAGCCTTTCGTGATCCTGAATAGTTAAGCGCATGGCTCTTCAAGACTTCAAGAACGTCGGAATCCGTGAGTTTCAGATTCAGAACGTCCGCACTACCACACAAAGCGTACTGCCAATTGGAATCAAGACCCCAGTTGAATTTGGTGGTAATGGCGAAGGTCTCTTTGCCATGCACACCAATGTCCAGGATGCCGTTCATGACAACTTGAGGAACCTCTTGTTGACCAACTTTGGCGATCGGTTGGTTCACTACGACTTCGGAGCTGACCTTCGACCTCTGGTGGCTGACTTCTCTTCCAAGGATGATTTCGACAAAGAAGCGATGATCCGCATTAACACTGCTGTGGCGAAGTGGATGCCGTTCATCTCCCTTGTTGGCTTTGATTCAAGACCAGAGTTCATTGACAACAGATACACCGGGAAAATTGTTCTCCTGGTAGTCTACAGCGTTCCACAGTTGGGTGTCACGGAAAAGGCACTGGAAGTGCTCCTCTACGTTATTTAAGGTGAATCATGCCAGTCGATAGTCGCAACCCAGTCATCAAGGCAGTCAAGCAACGCAAGTACCTCAACAAGGACTTCGATGGCTTCCGTTCCGATCTCTACGAATACGCCAAGATCCACTTCCCTGACCGCATCCGTGACTTTTCGGAAGCTAGCTTGGGCGGAATGCTCCTGGAGTTGGCCGCATATGTCGGGGACGTGCAGTCCTTCTACCTGGATCACCAGTTCCATGAACTCAACCCAGAAACCGCTGTTGAAGCCAGGAACATCCAATCCCACCTCCGCAATGCTGGAGTGGAAATTGTCGGAGCTTCACCTGCTGTTGTCGATGTGACCTTCTCAGTTGAGGTGCCAGCGGATTCGTCTGTAAGCCCTCCAACTCCTCTCAGGAGTGCCATGCCTCTGATCTACGCCGGAACAAGAGTGCAGGCTCAGAATGGTGTGCAATTCGAACTGACAGAAGACCTGGACTTTGCTGACCTCAACAGCGACGGGAGCTTGAAGGCAACAGTACGCATCTCCCAGAGGGATGCAAACAACCTCCCAACCTACTTCACCATGGAGAGGACTGGGATTTGCATTTCGGGTTTCAGGGCAACGGAATCGTTCTCTGTTGGCTCTTTTGAACCATTCAAGAAGTACACCTTGGCACAAGAGAACGTCACACAGGTTGTCTACGTTCAGGACTCCCTTGGAAACGACTACTACGAGGTTGGATACCTCGCTCAGAACGTGATCTACAAGGCCCTCACCAACCAAAATGAAGATGGGGATTTGGTGCCTGACAATCTCCAAATCATCCCTTGCCCTTACCGTTTTTTGAAGGAAATGGCAATCGACACAAGGTTGACAACCCTGACCTTTGGTGGTGGAAATGCTGATTCCCTGGATGATGATGCAATCCCAGATCCATCGGAGTTTGCTCTTCCCCTCTATGGGAAAACAACCTTTTCCAGGTACACCCTGAACCCCTCCAACCTTCTCCAGACAACCACCTTGGGTGTCATTGGAGCCAACACCACGATTACCGTGGAATATCGGTATGGAGGAGGATTGAGCCACAACGTTGACCGTGGAGCTATCAACAGCACCGTAAACCTTGTGATTGCCTTCCCTCGCTCCCCAAGTGCTGATGTGGCCGCCAGGGTTCGCCAGAGCTTGTTTGTCAGGAATGACGAAAAGGCTTCGGGTGGTGAGGACGCTCCAAACCTTGATGAGCTCAAGCTCAGGGTGGGTGGAGCCCGAGGAGCTCAGTCCAGGATTGTCACGAAGGAAGACCTCTTGGCAAGGGTCTACACCATGCCAGCCAACTTTGGTAGGGTGTTCAGGGCTTCGATTCGATCCAACCCAAACAACCCCCTTTCTTCCTTGCTGTACATCATCTCCAGGGATTCATCGAGCCAGTTGATCACCTCGCCAGATTCCCTGAAGAAGAACTTGGCGAAGTACCTCAATGAGTACAGGATGATCTCCGACGCCATCGACATCCTGGATGCCCAGGTGATCAACCTTCAGGTAGATTTCACAATCGTTGCCGACCCAACTTACAACCGAGCTCAGGTCCTCAACAACGTTCTCGTGAAACTGAAGCAGTATTTCGACATCAAGCACTACGAAATCGACCAACCGATCGTCCTTGATGACATTCGGAACATCATCTACAACAACCCAGGTGTCCTTTCCCTTCAAAGCCTAAACCTGCGAAACGTCACAGGAACAAGCGGAACCAGGACGTACAGCGATGTGCAATTTGACGTAAATGGCAACACAAATCGTGGTTTTGTGATGGGTCCTCCAGGTTCGATCTTTGAAGTCCGCTACAAAGAGGATGACCTGATCGGTACAGTGGTATAGCCACCTCAAAGAAGAAGGGCTGGATAATTACCTCCAGCCATGTACCGCATCCTGCCAATCTCCAAAGACACCTACCTGACCAACAAGATCATTGCTGGCTCCGGTTCAACTTCTTCGAACGTTGGACAGGCTGGCACCTTGGATCTTTACAAGATTTGGACGTTGGTAACATCCGGCAGCACCCCAACAGTCGAGACCTCCCGACTCCTGGTGCAGCCCGACCTTGATCCGCTTCGCTCTTTGACAGGTTCCCTGCTCAACATCGCGGATTCATCCTTCAAGTGCTACCTCTCCCTCAAGGATGTCTATGGAGGACAGACCACTCCGTCCAACTTTGCTATTGTCCTCAACCCGCTTTCAAAGTCCTGGGATGAGGGTCGAGGACGAGATGTGAGGCTCTACAGAGACTTGGACTCGGCCAATTGGGTGACTGCCTCGGTTGACAACGGAACGCCCTCTACTTGGGCTGTTACGGGCGCTGCGGGCAGCGGTACAGATTACCTCCCTGCCTACGAGGTGAAGCAAACCTTTGCGAGGGGTGACGAGAACCTCTTGATGGATGTGACTTCCATCGTCTCTGCGACCCTTGCTGGAGTTATCTCGGACTATGGCTGGAGGCTTGCATACAGCTCCTCCTACGAGAACGACGAGAGCACCTACTTCGTGAAGAGATTTGGTTCGAGACATACCTCCAACCTGAATCTTCACCCAAAGCTGATCGTGACCTACGGGGACACCCTTGAGGATAGCGGAAGTCAAGCTGTTTTTGGTCAAACCAACAAGATCCGCACCTACAACAAGGTGAATGGAGCTTACAGCTACTTCTACTCGGGCTCCCAGGCTGTTACGGGTTCGGACTCCTTGATGCTGGTGATGGTTGCTTCCAAGAGCGTCAACATCACGACCTCATCCTACGAGACCAACTTCTCTGCTTCGATCACCTACACGACGAGCAGCTACTCCTATTTCTCTTCTTCTTTCTCCGCCTCTCTCTCCTCTATTGGTAATCTTCCACTGGTAGGGTACTACGAGGCAGCGGTTGGAATGAACCCGCAGCTTACATCGTCCCTTGCAACCTTCCTGGGATCGGACAAGTCAGCGGTATTCCAGACCTATTGGAAGAGCCTGGACGGGACAGTTCTCTATAGCTCTGGTTCTTGGATGACCTTCACCCTCCCACAATCAGGGGAAACAGTGAGCTCGGAGAGGAACTTTGTGGTCAACGTGACCAATCTCAAGGAGGAGTACGTTCAGGACCAAACTGTTCGCTTCCGCGTATTCGTCCAGGACAGGAACACTGAACAGCCAGCGCTCAGGCTTCCAACACCAGCCAAGTCCTTCCTTTTTGGAGCAATGTACTGGAGGTTGCTAAATGCCTTCTCCCGTGAGGTTGTTATCCCATTTCACAGCACAGGAACTAAGATGTCCTCTGATGGGTTCGGCAGGTACTTCGACATGTACATGGAAGACCTTGACCCTCAAGTGGTCTATGAGCTCGAATTCCAGATCACTGAAGCTGGTAGGGATTACTTTATCACCAACCAGGGATTCCGCTTCAAGGTAGTGCCATAATGCCAAGTCCACGAAATCTGAGACTCAACAGACCACCTCTGTTTTCGCCTTCTGTTATCCGTCAAGTTGGAGATGGAGGATCGGGTGGCAGTGGATTCTACGAAACCACCTTGACTGCTATGTCCGGGACAGCTCTGGACAGCTCCGGTTCGTTTCGCTATTCCTTGCAAAAGGAAGGAATGAAGTCCACCCAGCAACTCAATGTGGATTGGTCTGCCTTCGAGAATCACACCTTCTTCAACTCCGCTTATGTGAAATCGAACGTTGCCTTCAGGAAGATTTTCGATCAATT